AGTTGAAGTTTGCTACGCTGTGGGTTGCCACTGTTCGGCCTACCCCATCCGTCCAGTCTAGCCGTTATGCCCGCATACTTCGCATAAGTGGCAATGGCTTGTGCAGAGTTGGAGTAGGTTCCATTGGACATCAGTTTGAGGGACTTGCTTCCGCTATGAACGATTGTTCCCTCTGAGGCTTGATTGGCAGAACCAGCGTTCCACCCTGTCGTTCCCCCCTCAAAATCCCCATTGGTCAGCAGGTTGGCAGAGCGGCCAATATCTATCTGGTAAAGGGGTAGATAGAGGACACAGGTCGGGTCAAAACGGAACCCTCGTCTTATCCTCACTGGCTACACTCCGGGAAGAACATTCCCTACGAATTGCACTATGGAGGAGCACTTTACTTTGCCCGTCTCGCACGAAGCTCTCGCCGTGTCTACCGCCGTAAGCCTGATGCGAATCGGGGCATAAGGAAGGCTGCCAAGCTTCAGTTGGCCGCTATACGTGTCCTCCGACGTCGAGAGAGTCGGCACCGACTTCGATAGAGTGCCCGACAGGTTGACCCATGCGCCATCAAGACGTACGGGCGAGTTGCCGGAGCCGATAACCACGGCTTCCGTTCGGGCTTCCCAGTAGTAGTTGATACTTCCCGCCATGCTGCCGTTGAGCCCGGTGAACATGGCAGTCAGGCCAACACTGGCCTCTTTCAGGGCGACAGTAACTCCGGGGTCAAAAAGCTCACTGGCTACATAGACCGGAGTGGTTCCCACCGTCGCCACAGGGGAATACTGGCCCCCGTCACTAGAAATATTGGCATTGACAGGAAAATGAAGCAGGACATCCTTCCAGTCTTCAACACTGGCACGTATCTGTCCGGGTTTTACTCTGGCCATTTCAGAACCTCCATATTCTGCCTTTGGGCGTTTCCCAAGATGTGGTTAACTACCGAGGCGGAAGAGGCCCCGCACCAAGTTCGACGGTGACGCCAGGAGGAGGGGCCTCGGGCCGCGCTGCCCTCCGGTGGTCGTCATATATCTTCTTGAAGCAACTCGGGAGATGGTACTCCACGCCAGAGCGAAGCTGGACTTTTATCCCCTGAAAGTTCAGGGGGATAGTCTCGTCCGAGACGAAGTCCACGATGGGGAACATCCGTTCGCAGTCCTTGAACGTCCACGTGGTCTTCTGGCCCTGCACCCGCTTACCCGGGATGCGTTCGCCGTGTTCCTCGTTCTCGTACTTCGCCTTGAGTTTGGCGAGGAGTGCCCTCTCGTCATCATCGATAGCGGCACTTGTCTCCACTACCGTCTGCGCGATGGGTTTCCTGTCTTCCCGAATCTGACCGATGGTGCTGAGGGCCTTCCGCTTAGTTACCATAATCCTCCAGTGTTAATTTTGACTAGGATACTCTGAGAATGAGCGCGTCAACGCCGACCGCAACGAGTGACCCTGCCGTGTTCGGCTGCGGGTTGGTGACATAGACGTTGATGACGTTCGTGGTCGGGATGTACGGGCCGCTGATGGCGACTCCGCCTGCCTGCGCGGCCTTGGGCATGATGCGAATGATATCGCCTACCGCGACACCTGCGGAACCGACTCCGGTCATGGTGGCGACCCCGGTCGTGGCCGTCCCTACGGCGGCAAGGGCGATGGTGCCGGTGACCTTGGCGACGAGCGTTATCTGCCCGCCCCCTGCGCCGATCTTCAGGTTCGGGATATCAGCCTGCGCGATGGAGCCGACCCCCGCAAAGTTCGCTGCCTGCCCGGAGGCAAGGGAGCCAATGGTCACGGCGGAATAGGTCAACGACCCCTTGTTCACCGCGAGGCCGTTGCCGTCCACGGTGATAATCGGGCCGGACTTGTCGCTTATCCAGATTCCCCAGCTACGGGTAGCGGGGTTCCATGTCAGTCCTCTCGGCTTTCTTGACTCTGCCATTCTTCCTCCAAAGGTTTAGGGGCGGGACTCTGCCCGCCCCTATTCAGTCTATGATGCGTTGGTGCGGGACGAGGCAACCTTGATGATACCACCAAAGTTGTTGTTCAGGATGCAGGTGGCAAGGGAGGCCTTCCAGCCGATGGTGCTGTACTGTTCGAGCGGGTCGGTATGTCCGCCGCTGCCCAGCGGGTGGATAATCATCCGCAGGTTCAGGGCATCGAGCTCGGTCACGGCGTAGAACTCCTGGCCGAACATGACGCACTCGTAGACGTCGGCACCGCTCATGCCGTAGGAGGAACGGACCCGGAGGTTGTTCGTCTCCACGATTTCGACTCCCATCCAGCGTCCGATATTCCCGGTGAACATCGGGTTCGATGCGTCCCGGGGCGCGGCCTGGAGGAACGATTCCACGATGTCCGGGTCTTCAAACATATCCTTGGTGTTGTCGGGGTGGACGAGCAGGGTGTACGGGGGGCGTGCGCCGTTGCGCCGGAGAGTCCTCTTGAACTCCAGAATCTCGGCGGCGGTCATGTAGTCGCCGGAGCCGATGGCACCCGTGCCCGACGTGCCGACCTGAATCTTGGTTCCGGCATACTGGACAGTGGTCGCGGCGGAAAGGGCGTTGCGAACCGTACCGTCCATAACCTCGCGGGCCTGGATACCGTAGGCATCCGTGAACTCCGCGATGACCGGGTCAAAGGCCTGCATCTGGAGGACGTCGGAGACCTTCGAGAAGGCCCCGTACTGGGAGATGGTGGCGGAGACTACCGACACGGTAGCCTGAGTCTCGGCGGGCATCGTGCCCTCGGTCAGGGTGAAAGACCCGACCGTATTGTCAATCTTCTCGAACCTGCGGAAGCTGATATTCTTGCCGCTTCTCGCCGGGATGTTCCTCTTGACGCCGTACTGCATGTAGATGGTGTCAAGCAGGGCCTTCGAGAGTAGTCTCTTGTCCCAGTAATCCCGGATTTCAGTCGTCATCCCATCGACGCCCAGTTGTTCAACGGTCATTGTCGTTCTCCTCTAAGACTATTTTGCTGTGGCGGCGGCGAGTTGTCGGCCCACGGCTTCGAGTTCCTTCCGGCCCTCTGGGGTACTGACATCGATGTCCTTGATGGACTTCTTGGTCACCCCGCCGTTACCAAGGTCGAACACGGATTCTGGAGTCCCCTTCGCGGGCTGTGCCTTCAGCCTCTCGATTTCCTTGGCCTGAAACTCTACGAGGAGGTCTTTGGAATGTCTGTCCATGTCCTCCGCGCCGAGTAGAGTGTCGACTTCGACCTCTACCCCTTTACCTTTAAGGTCCACTACGAGTTCCCTGGCCCGGGCCTTGCGTTCCCTGTCGGATACGCTGGCCAAATCCTGTTCGTATTTTGACCTCTTCTCTTCCAGAACCCTGTCCTGTTCGAGAAGGAGTTCCTTCACCTTGCGGACTTCATCGTTGTCCTCCCCGTTGGCCTTGGCTATCTTCAGTTCATTCTCCAGCCGGGAGACAGACTGGCTTACCTGCGCCAACTGGTCTCGCAGCACCTTCTCGCGATGCTCTCCTGCTTTCTTCGCCGCAATCAGGTCGCTTTCGGGAACCATCCTGGCACCTTTATTGTCCGCCATAAAACCTCACTTCTTAAATTTGCTGTTACATCAATTATATCATACGCTAGTTTCAGCGAGCTTTAAGGGTTCTTATCATATCCAGTAGACTGCCAGTTCCCGACGATGGCAGAGAACCGCCGCCAGTTGTTGTCTGTCTCTCTGCACGCATGACGTTGGCCGTTTCCCGGGCCTTACGCTGCTGGTACTGGGGGGATATCGGCAGGGCCTCGTACGGGATGCCGAGTTCCTGCGCCTTGGCCTTGAGAAGAGTCATGGCCTTCGCGCTGTTCACGGTATCGGAGTGGCCCCAGATGTTCAAAGCGGCATCGATATCGGGATGTTCAATCCTGAACCTGTCTACCTTGCCCGAATCTACCGTGCTCCTCTCCATCGCGATGTACTGGTCAATGAGGGGTTGGTCCTTCAGGCGGGCCGTAATGATGGCGTCCGCAACATTCCTCAGTCCGGGCAGCCTGAACCCACCCTTGTCCCACATATACGTGCGGTAATAGGCAGGAACGAAACTCAGGGCCGAGTTCCACATCCTGATGGGGTCGGCCTTGTCGGGGGCCAGGGCCTTGATCTTCATCGGGTCGAGCCCCAGTTGTTGCGCCTTCTGCCGGAGTAGTTCAAGGGCCTGCGGTGTACTGGCAACCGAGGTATACCCCCAGAGATTGAGGGCGGCGTCGGTCGCCGGGTCGCCAAGGCGGAAGGCCAGTTTGCGGTCGGTCTGTTCTTCCGTGGGGAAGTTCTGCATGATATCCCAGTAGGGCCGCATAGTCTTCTGGTCGCTCTTCAGGGCGGCATACTCGGGCGGCAGTTCAGTCTCCTTGACGCCACGGTAGAGGTCGTTATAGTCGAGAGCGGCCTGACCGAACTGTGTCGCGAACTGTTTCCTCTTGGCATCCACGAGGTCGAACCTGTAGTTCCCGTACCCGTCGTACATATCCCCGCCGTAGAGCATCTTGCCATAGGCGATGCGGGCAACGTCTACCGGGTTCATCTTGGCGGCTTTATCGGGAGGCAACGGTTGGTCTAGTTCGTCCGTGATTTCCTTATAGGCCGAAGTCCCCTTCAGGACATCATAGTTGCTGGTGCGGGACCTTGCCGCCTGGTTGACCTTGTCGCGGAACGCCGCGCCGTCCCCGGTATCCCGGAACTCCTGCACCGCTTTCGTAACGGTGTTGTTGTACTCGGTCTCCGCCGCTTTCGTCTGCTGGTAGTAGAGATTCCTGACGTCCGTCTTGCCACTCGATGTCTTGGCGTAAGCGGCGTCCTGTTCCTGCTGGTACTTCTGGATATCAGGCGAGGACTTGTCGATAGCCATCTGGGCGACCTTGTTGATATTCCGGCCCACGTCATCATAAGACATTCCGTAGGCTTTCCGCGCTGCTTCGTTGCGGGCCTTTACGAGCGGGTCGGTATAGGTCACCACGCCGAACCCGAGTGCGCTCGTGGCCCCCATCGCGATGCCAGTCCCGAACCCCTCCTGATTGATGGCGTCAATCAAGTCCTGAAACACCAGAGGCGTCAGGCGACCATAGAGTTGCTTCCTCACATCCTCAGCGTCGGTCGTCATCGCTTCGCCCATGTAGGTTGTCCCCGAAAGCATATCGTGGAGGAAACCCACTACCGGGGATTCCTTCGACTGAGCGAACCTCTGGAGAGTATCGAAAGTATTGATGTTCCTCATGCTACCAGAGACCGTCTTTGTCTGCCCCGACAACATCTGCGCTGCGAACCGTAGGTACTGCGTGTATCCACCCCAGAAGTCGAGGCGGGTATCGCCTATCCTGACCTTGCCGAAGTCCGCCGACCGGGGGTCGAGTTCCGGTGCCTTGCCGCTCATTATCGCCCCCAGTCCCACCGCGCTGCCGCCGAAGGCCAGCATGGCCCCGAACGCCCGCCATGCTTCCTTGCGCGTGTACGCCGATGACGATAGGAGTTTGGCCGGGAGTTCGACACGGGACATCAGGAGCCTCGGAGAGAACAGGGTAGCGTTCATAACAGGAGCGTAATCAGCGAGGTTCTTCGGGATGGAACCGCGTCCGGTCGCCCAGTTGATGAACTCGGCCAGGGCTTTATACTCACCCGGCGAAGCGTTCATCATGTTAAGAGACTGCGCCCCTTTCTCGTAGACCCGGGAGCGGAGGTCATTGAGATAGGTCAGATAAGCTCTCTCCGATGCCCTAACACCGGGTATCTTCTCCGCGAATTTGGAGGCCCACGTCTCTTCACGCTGGTTCATGGGTGCCCCTCTCTTCGCGATGTAGAGGTCACCCTTCAGGGACGACTTGCGGGTGAAGGGGCGAGACAGGATTTCCTTCTCCAAAGCAACGGCGTTCTCTTCCTTCATCAGGGCCTTAATCTGGGACTTGAAAGCACGAGCCGCTTCCATAGGGTGGGAAGCCGACAGGATGATTCCTTGCCTGCCTGCTGCGCTAATATCATATGAGGTAATGAAGGCCCTCGGTATGTTCGCGGCATCGAGTGCGTTGTCGCGAATCACCTTGAGGTCAGACATAAACTGGGCCCGGGCCGGATTATCCGATAGGGCAATCCTGAGTTTCGCCGTGGCGTTCGCCGGGATTGCCTCAGTGGGTTGGGGTAACGCGAACGATTTGCTCTCCAACTTAGGAACAGTCTCAGCCACCTGCGCCTCAAGTCGAAGTTGGTTCGGGTCAGGAATCCCTAGTTTGAAGTTGAAGTCTCCAGGGCCTTTCAACTTGTCAAGGAAGTCATCGGGATTGTTAATCATGTCGATAACTTCCGGCATGTCCTCGAATGTGTCACGGAGCAACTTCAGGGCCGAACCACCCTTGGCCCCAGGCACATTCGGGATGGGTTTTCCAGCTAGAGCGTTAGTGAGGGCCTCGGAGGCGGAGAGTGTCCTGAAGTCCTTCGGGCCGTACTTATCGACGATTACCTGATAAAGGGCGTTGCGTGCGTCATCAGGAATAACGTCCCCGATGGAGGTCTTGATGCGGGGCAACTCGCCCGCGAGTTCCTTCGTGGCCTGTTCAATGGCATCCTTGACCGGGACGCCTTTCGCGACCAGAGCATCGTAACGCGGAGCGAACTTGTCCTGTAACCTACGGACTCGTTCGGCATTGAATAGATCGGCCTGTTGTTTCGACTCGGAGGCGCGTTGAGGCTTGTTAAGCCAGTTGCGAAAGGTCTGCTTCGGGTCTTTCCCGGCAGGCACAGTAACGCCCCCGGCTGGAGGAACCGGAGGCGGGGCAGTTGCAGACTGAGGAGTTACAGGCTCAGAACGTAATCCCACTCCCTGCGGAGTCGCCCCTGATTCTGCCGTATCCACTCGGGGCCGTGTTCCGCCAGGAGTTTCTTCCCGTACTGGCGCATATGCTCCAGTTCCTTCGGCGACCCGGTTTCTTTGCCCTCGATTAGTTTCAAGAGTTTCTCTGATTCGTTTTGCATCTCTTGTACCGTCATATTCCAAATATACCACATCGGGTCTGCCGTCTGTCAAGTAGTTCCAACCTTTCGGTGCATACTGGTCATCCCAAGGCACTCTCTTGACTTCTTTGAACCCGGCATCCGTATATAGTTGCGTCAGGAAACCATCAAAGCAGTCCCCGGTCTTGGCCCCATCAGTAAGTGCCTGAATCAGGGCTTCCTTTCCCGCCCCCCTCGGGCCACCATTGTTGAAAATATTTCCCAGATAACCATCTGGACTCAGGGCATAACCGACTCTCCCGTCATCCGATAGAAACAGACGCGACTTGGCCAAATCCTCCACGGGATTATCAGAAAGGTACTGAGGGCGGTTGGTAGTTGCTGATATCGCCTGTTTGAAGGTGGGGGCATCTACTTCCTTGAAACTAATCCCCTTGCTTACTTCTTGGGCTTTTTGCCCTTGCACTTCGCCATTGGCAATACCTCCCTTCGGATTCTCTGTAATCCCCTTACTGGACGCAACAAGGGCCGATTCTACTGGCTTCTGAACTGGTTTGGGTATCTCAGCACTCGGAGAGGGAATAGAAACAGGCGGGGTAACTTTATAAGTCTCTTGAATTTTAGCACTCATCTGTCTAGCATTGGCGAGATATTCTTCGGGATGATAATAAGTCCCTAGCTTTGGTCTGATAATCCCTAATTTTGAGGCGTGAAGATCAAGACTTTCATAAGCACTAGCGAGTTGTTTCCGCCTGGTCGCGGATTCTCTTATGATTTCTTTTGGAGCAAGTTCCTCAATATTCTTTAGTGCCTGCGCCACCTTATCGATGGAATACTGCGTTGCCTTAGTGACTTTGGCGGACTTCCCCGCTTCAATTGGTGCAATCTCTTTTGTTTTTGGAGTCTCAGTTACGGGTGTCTCTGCCTTGACTAACTCGGGAGTTGCCTTCAGTTCGTCAAGATTGGACTGAGCCTTCTCGATTGCCGCCTTGAGTCCATCTTCCCCGGCACCGGATTCCAGGATGACCTTGCGTACCGGGGTGTCGGCCTGAAGCTCGTCGAGTACCTTCTGGGCCTGCGCGATATCCGCCGTCTTCTCGGTCGCGATATTCGCCGCTGCCTGAGAAGCGGGGATGCGGGGATTACGGAGGGAGTCGCCTACCGCGACCAGTTCTTCCTTTGTCAGTTGTTCCCACGGCTTGGCCGCGATATCCGAGGCGACGCCGAGAGAGGCGCGTTCTGCTGCTGAGGCAGAGTTCCACGCTTTTGCCGCCTTGACCACGTCCTCGGTAAGTCCGGCCCCCCTGGCTCCACTCGCCGCCGCGCTGGCCGCTCTGGCAATCAGGCCGAACGGCAGGATAGAGGCGATGTCCGTTGCCGCCGCGCCACCGGCACCGACCTCGATGCCCTGCTGGAGCTTCTCGCCCGGTTGAAGCACCCTTCCGCCGATAGTCGGTTTTCCCACGAGTCCCGGCAAGTAAAGGGCAGGCTCAGTCGGGTTCCCTGTCTCGGGTTGGACAATTCTCTGTGCCGACGAAAAGAGTCCGCCCAACATGGACGCTGCCTGAGCTTTGCCGAGTTCGGCAGTGCCATACACCCGCCCGTATTCGTTGAGAACGGCCCGGAAGTGTTCCTCGGCCTCCATTGGTCCTTCTTTATCCTTGTTCCATCCTTGTTCCCTGTAGTAACTCGCGATGAATTCGGGAAGGGTAGACATACCTTGCCGGATTCCCGGAGTCTCCTGGGGTAGTTTGCCACGCGCATAGGGCGTTAGCCCTGCCTCGGGTGTATTCACCGGGGACGGGGTGGCCTGTTCCGCCGTCATCCGGTCAGAAGAAGACGGGGCCGCGACCCTGGTGCCGCGAACAAGACTCAGAAGATCGACAGGTTCTCCCTGTGGGTTTTCCCCCGAAGGGGGAAGGGTTCCCACCGGAGGCGGTTCCGGCTGCACCGGAGGCGGAGGTGGTTCAGATGGGTTCCTCTGTTGCGTCGGTTGCGGCGTGAAGAGGTTGCCTTCCCGGGCCCGCGCCGCCATAGAAGCTGCGCTGTTGGCGAAGAGTCTATCCAGGGTATTGTCTATCGCGTTGGACATTCTATACCCTCGTCACTATCTGGCTATTGACGTTCCGGTTCCGGGCCTGCTCGACAAGCTGCTGCCACCTCGAACGTCTCTTCTGGTCAGAATAACTCAGAGCCAAATTGGCGTTGTCCTGCGCCACTGCCGCCGTAAGCCGCGCTGCGGCCACCTTGGAATTTACCGCTCCCGTCCCCTCGGGAACCTGAAGGCTCACTTTCTGGATACCGGGCATCTCTGTATTTCCGGCCCGCGCTGCCTCCTGTGCCTGCATTTCCCAGAGACGTTGTGCTTCTTCCTGTTGGGCCTGAATACTTTGATTGAGACCTCCGGTAAGGTCTATACCCTGAGACCGTTCCAGTTCCGGGTGCTGTTGGAGGTTCAAGGCATCCATGAGAGGGGCCTGCTGGTCTTGCGGCATGGCACTGATATAACTCCGCGCTATCCCGGTGTCCTTCTGAATCAAAAGAGAGGCGAGTTGCTGGTTACGCTGGCCGAAGTAGTCACCAATCTTCTCCACTGGAAGGCCCATGACATCGCGGACGGTCTGTTCGTTGAACTGCTTGACCCGAGGGTCATTCGACAGGGTGTCGCCAAGCGCACTGTCAGGCGGGACGTTACGACTGAGTGCCGCCATCTTGGAACCCCAGTCTGCCCCCATGATATTCCCGGCAGAGATGTTGTCGACCGCCTGTTGCAAAGCAGATTTCAGACTGGAGTGTCGCAGGAAGTCTCCGGGCCGGATACCGTTCTCGGCAGCGTTCGCGAGGAGTCCGCCTTTCACGATGGTATCATTCAGTTCGTTCTCGGTCACCCGTGCACTGTAAAGAGTGTAGGGGTCGGCTACCTCGAACTGCGATTGTCCATCTCCTGCGTCGGGGTAGAAGGCCAGGACGTGTTCACGGACAAGCTGGACGTTGGCGGGGGTGATATCCTGCGGTCGGAGAATAGGCGTCCATATCTCGGTGACCATGCCCTTGTTGTTGTAACTGGTAACGAGTCCCCACCCGATGGGGAGCATGGTTTCCCCGTCCGGCAGGGGTATCTCGGTTATGGGCGGCTTGAACTTACTGGCAATCTTCTGGGGAGTCGGCATACTCTCCCTCCTACGCTAACCACTTGCCACCGGGGGCCATCAGGACACCCGGCTTCCTCGGGTTGGATATCCCGGTCTCCTGCGGATTGTTCCGGTACTGGGTATTATTTACCTTCTCGCCGGGGACGCCGGGGTTCGGGTTCGCCATGTCGATATTGTTCGTCGCCTCGGGCGGCATCTGGTTCGGCGGTATGCCCGGGGCGGCGGGCTGACTGCCCTTCACGTTCTCTCCGCCACGATTGATACCCACCTGCTGCTCCAGCATGGCGATGTACTTGCGTAATGCCTGGGCCTCGATAGTCATCGGCGGCGTCATTGTCTCGTAGGCCTGTACTCGCACCCAGAGCCGTTCGAGGATTTCAATCTGGTGCATGAAGGGGTCTTGACTGAGAGCGTCTTCCGCGATACGCTGCTTCTCCTGCTCGGAATCGTCCACTTCGAGGTCGGTCTCCCAGAGGGTCTCCCGCGACATAAGCTGGGGTTTCGAGTTGAGGGCCTGCACCGCGTTGAGAATCGTCTGGGTCTTGTCGAACTGTGAAGTCACGGGGATAGAAACCTCGACGAAGATTCTCTCAGGGACATCCTGAGTGGAGTATTCCTCGATATAGCACATGCCGCGCCGGAGGTCGTGCGGGTTGGTGGTCGACAGGGTAACCTTGCCGTACTTCCCCATCCTGTACTGATAGAGGAGGTCGGTCATTACGTTGCCGATGACCAGTTCCATCTTGTTGATGTACGGTCCGAGCTTATACTTAAGCGCGGCCATGTACTGGGAGAGGGCGAAACCGGAGACGTTCGATATGACCGTGCCGTAGGTGGTATCCGGGATGCTCGCCTTCTGGGTCTGCTGGTGGATAAGCTGGTTCAGGATATCTGCGTCCTGCGGAGTCGAGGCATGGCGAAGGAGGTCGATCTTCTCCTCTATCTTGAGGGGGATGACCGTTCCGTGGCCCTGAACGTCGCCATCCTTGACGAGGGGTTGCCCGGTGCGGCTGTAAGTTACCAGATTCGGGTACGCGGTAGCGGCGACAATCTCGGCCCGGAGGGTCATTATCTCGTTCGTGTACTCGTACATCTGGCGGTTCGCCGCGATAATCGACTCTCCCTTGCGGGCCTGCCACCCGGCAGAGACCATATCGGGGGAGCCGATACCTCCCGTGAAGACAGGGATATGGTCGAGGTTACGCTGGGGGGTCATGGGTTTCACGATATGGTCGTTGAGCAGGATGCAGTTGTAGATGTCCCACCCGCCCTTCCTGGCGACCCTCTTCCAGTAGTTTGTCACGCGGCATGTCTCTCCGAACGAGGGGCCTCTGTACTCGAAGTCAAGGCCTTTCGCCTTGTACTGGGTCGCCATCGCGTCCGCCGTGGCCTTGTCCACCCAGTAGACGCGGGCGACCTTGCTCAGGGTATTGCCATCCCACTCGGGGTAGACAGTGAGAGGGTCGTAGATTTCCGCGATGAACTCCGGGTTCCCCTGATCGTCATTACGGACAACGGCAAAGACGGCATACCAACCGAGGAGCGACCAGTAGGCGAGGTCGGAGAGCCACGAGGAACCTCCGAGTTCGGCCACCCTTTTATCCATGAGCCTGAAGATACCGATACAAAGACGCTCGGTCTTGTTCATGGCATCCTTCTGGGACGGGTCGAAGTTCATCGGTATGGGCAGGCGGAACCGGGGTTGATTGATGGAGACGAGAGACCGCGAGGTGTCGAAGAACACCTTGGGTTCGTTCGTCATCCACGGTTTGGGTTTGGTGGCGTCCTTCTGCAACGGGGGGACGAGATTGATGATATCGCGGTCTTTGCGAAGTTGTTCGTCCCGGAGGGCCCATCGGGGGACGAGGGTGTCCCAGACTTCGGCCTTGACCAACTGCTCCTGTTCCGCGATGCTGACTGTCTTCGCCATCGTTATCTCCTACCGCCCGTAATGCGCCACGGGGGCCCTTTCATCGCTGAAGATCGGCGTCTGCTCCCGAATCTGGAGGGCGATACTAACCGCGTCCCATTCATCGTCCCAGACATTCGAGGAAGACTTCCTGACCTTCTTGTCGCCATCCCAGACAAGGCCGGAGGCCTCGGCCAGGAGGTTTGCACTCCACGAAAGCAAGTCCTGAGACCGGAAAGCGGCCACCAGGTCATTGACCATCATGGGTTTGGTGCGTGTATTGGTCTTCCAGCCTGGTTCCGAGACGTTGGAGGCCTGCATATTGTCATACTCGACGTAATAATAGAGGTTAGAGTAGTTCTTTTCAAGGAAAACCCTCAGAACGGTATGTCCGTGGCCTGTTTTCTCGATGGCGACGGTAGCGTCGTTGTATTTCCGGGCCAGGTTGAAGGCCTGTTCCGCGAAAAGGTCGGGCGGGATGCGGCCCCGGAGTCTTGCGACGTACTCCATTGTACGGACATCGATGACGGAAGCGACGGAGAAGTCGCCACGGGCGTACCCTCCGGCGACATCAACCCCCATGACATAGCGGCGACCGCCAACCGGACCCTTCCACGTGGTCAGGGGGCCTTCCACGACGCCTTCCCTGACGTTGAGGTAGTACGGTTGAAGGACGATGGGGTCGACGACGCCCATATCGTTCGTGAGCCAGCACTGGTCTTCGTTCTCGGGGTACTCCTGGTAGAAGAGTTCCTTGAGTTCCGACTGTTTGAGACGCCGGAAGGCGATCTGGGGGTGGGTCAGCCGGTAGGAGTCGACCATCAACTGCTCTTCCTTGGTGAGTTTCAAGGGAGCGTCGAGGGGAAGGGCATAGGCGGGTTCCCACCACCAGGGGTAGAAGAAGGTCTTGTACGGGATATCGTTATGGCGGGCGGCGTTCCAGAGCTCGTAGAAGAGGCCGACCCGGCCCCGGGGGGTGCTCTCGCCGGTGACATACCCCTCAAGGGGGACAGTCTGGGTCATGTCGGCCCAGAGTTGACGGGCCCTTCTGTCCGGCCATCTTGCAAGCTCGGAGGCATGCGCGACGTTTAGAGTGTGTCCGATACCGACGGCATCCGACTTGGCCGAATCTATATAGATGTAGTTATCGAGTTTGGGGAACCTCATGCGGCAGGCGGACGACCAGTCGAGTTCGGGCTGGACTTCCGGGGGAAGGTTCCGGTGGAACCGGTTGATGTTCTGGAGGAGGAACTCGGACGTCTCGGTATCATGGGTGATTACCGCCATCCTCTGGTAGGGCCGCGTGAAGAGAATATGCGCGTTGGCCGCTTCTACCCCCGTGGAAATACCCATCTGGCGGCCTTTAAGGATAAGGTCCCGATGGGAACGGTTCTCGATGTAGTGTTTCTGGGCAGGAAGGAGGTTGAAGGGGACGAGGACACCGGCCTTATTTATAACTTTAAGGTATTTTGGAATATACTTTACGGGGTCATCGATGAAAGAGATGTCCAACTAAGACTCTATCCTCCGCCTCATGATGAGTTCCTCGAAAGAGCCGGGTTCGCCCGTGGTTTTGCCCGCGTACTCTCCCCGTTTTGCCGCGATGTTGACCGCCTGCATGATGATCTTGCGTTCCTCGATACCAACGGTCTCCCACTGGAAGAGGCCCTTATTGATAAGGAAGTCGATAAACTCCTGCGCCTTGAGCGAAAGCCCCTTCGCGAAGATAGTCATGGCCTCCTCGGAATACTTCTCACGAACATCAGGCGACATCGCCCAGCGGACAAACGCCTGGAACTCCTCCTGGCCGGTCCACCACGCCATAGTCTGTGACCGGAGTCCCACCAGTTCCTTCGCCTCCCTCCTCGTCATCCCGCGAAGAATGAGCGAAAGATACATGGCCTGGTACTTCGTTAACCCCTCAAAGACTTCAACAAGCGGCTTCTTCTCATAGACAACTACATCGGCTGACACCGGTACAAGTTCGTTCCCCTCTGTTTCCATATACCTATTCTACCATAAGGTCTCGATTCCTCTCGTTATGTCACCCTACCTACCCCGTCCCCTACCCCCAATTCCCTATTATCTATCATTATGGTAACCCGCCCCCCTGTCTTCCCCCAGACCCCCTTCTTTACCCCTTTTACAAGAAATACATTGATTATGTAAAGAAACCCCTTGACAGCCACTCGTAAGCAATAGCGTATAATGAATGCGAAGTGAAGAGCAGAGCCACTCGGCAGTCGGAACGTAACAAGCACCGAAGGTATTCCCTTCGGGAGCAGTTGGAAGTGTACGCCTAATATATAGATTTTAATAGGTTTACACTTCGGGAAAATGGTAGTTTTAACGATCACCGGAGCATTTCGAGGCTAAAATAGTTAACTGTCAACCTAACTGTAAAGGGTTGACAGTTACTTTACAGTTAGGCACGAATAACTGTCAACCTAACTGTAAAGGGAAGCTAAATAGGTTGACAGTTAACTTGTTAAGCTAGCTTAAGTAAATACCAACATTATGTCTACCCGTCAGACGACTTAAAAGACAAGGGGAACCAGGGAACCTTTCGCGATATCAATATCCAGCCGGGTAACCGGGCTCCCTACTGGGCGGGCCTGACAGTCCCCTTTATGTCAACCAACCCCGGAGGTTTTCGGTCCCTGCGAAAAGGTCACTAATCGCGATTGACCCATGAGGGGGGTCATCTCCGTACGGCTTTACATAATGAGACGACTTGGGATTCTGGAGAGTTTTCGTGAGAGGGGTCAAACGATTATACGTAAGGGTACCCCGGAAGGGAGCCCCCGGTACCCCCCACTACGTCGACTTAGTACCATGATCGATATGCAGTGTTCCTCTTGATTGGCCTATGCAATCGAGTAGGTCCGAGTGTGCACTCTACATAACATTTATAGTGCGCCCCTATGCAGAGGCTAGATCATGCGCTATGGCATGTCCTGATACTAGCACGGGTACATCAAATACCCCATGCTGGACGCACTACGATGGGCAAGGGACGGGTTGAACGGGCTAGGATAGGGATAGAGCCGTCTCACTCAGGCTCGGTATTACCTTATAGCTCACCCGGTCTCAGTAATTACAAATAAGACACTCAGGCTCGATATTCCTATCCTTATCACCTGGCCTTGCCGCCCCTATCCTGGCCTGGTTCAGGGTCCTTTAGTGGGGTAATGCGGCTTACTGGCTCAAGGTGCCAGGCATGATAGGGGCGAAAAAGAGAGCTAGAGCGAGCCAGGATACGAGAGAGAGAGATAAGCTTCTGCTCGTTTACTGTACCCCCGTACAGGTAACAAAAATCCCCTATCAGATAGGTTTACAAAAATAGAGAGAGAGAGTAAGTTTGAGGTACAGGCTAATAAAGAGCTTGGCGCCGCAAGGCATGGAGGAAAATAACATGAAAGGAATTCTGTATCAGGATATCAGGGACTATCTTAGTGAGATATTAAAAGACGGATTCGAGCAAACTGTGGAGGTAAAATAATGCAATACTACGCCTGTTCAGTGTGTGGCTATGTCCATGATGGAGAACGCGGAGAATGTCCAGCTTGTGCCTCCGAGATGGAAAACCAGGCGGCTCTTGGAGAGTTTCCGAATCGCGATGCTGCGTACATCTACTACCATACGCAGGTCGACTCGTCTGATCTCGTCAATTACCATACCTAGCCTGTAAGTCTTGACCCTGGTATGGGCAAGCGGGGTAAAAGGTGCAAACATGAACACGTATTCAGAACTAGATGCAAAACTAACCGGGTGTAATTCTCAGTCACGCAAAGTCGACAATAACACCTATGCCATTCGTCAGGATGGTAACATCGTCATCAAATTGCATGCCACCAACATAGTCACGTTCACGCCCGCCGGGGATATCATCCTCAATTCAGGAGGTTGGCATACCCCGACAACCAAAGATCGCATATCCAAATTCATCTCTGGTTGGCGCATTACCCAGACTAAAGGCGTGTGGTATCTCTGGAATTACGCTTCCGGGGATAGTTACCGCTTTGCAGACGGTATCACGATTCATGCTGACGGTACTGTAACCGGATTCGAGCCGGATGATATCAAGGCGGATACCAAACTCAAGGCCAAAATAAAAAAGTATGCCCAGCTTTGCGCCGATTCTGTCCCCCTGGCTAAACCGGGCCCGGGCGATTGCTGGTACTGCCGCATGCAAACCGAGACGGGCGCAACACTTGGGGACACTACGCACAATAACGACCACCTCACGTCACACATGGACGAGGCCTATGTTGTTCCTAGCCTCGTCTATAATGCCATGATCGAGGCGGGGTATAAGCCTGAACGCAACATACAATTCAGCCTCGTATTCAATGACCCCAGAAGCATGATTGATCTCGCGAAAGATACCGTCAGACGTTCAGTGCGTCGCTATCTCTCGAAGAGATTCGGCTTCGCTGTCTAACCTCCGAAATTCCGGGGTAACACCCGGAATCTGAGGCTATAAGCCTTACTGATGAGGGAGGTAAATATGGACACGAAAACAATAACTGACGCAACTATTCTGGACTGCGGGCACGTACCCTCGAATCACGATTCCTGTACCACTGGCTATGGGGTGGACCGCAACGGTAGGACCGCCTGCTATGCCTGCTGTGCTCTTAATGATAAGCAGTCCATGAGGGACACCGGACGGGCGGTACTCTACCTCGTCAATGATGACAGCGAAGTCACTAATTGGCCCGGAAGCCTCAGACTACACGTCTACCACGCTCGCAAGGGGCGGCATAACATCGCCGGGTCACGCACTGACGTCTGGTTTCAATTCGAGGGGAGTGAGTGGCATGGGACCCAGTACGGCGAATGGTCTGAGCTCTGCCATTGTAAGAAGTCGGTATCATAATCGAGGGAGGTAGTAACATGAGAGGAAATTATCCTGATGCGTGGGTTGATATTAAAGGGTTGATTGACGCTCACTTCCCATTTCCGAAGCATCAAGGTGTTACAGACATAACCGAACATATTGAATTTGCCCGTATTGCTGGCGAGTGGAATTTGACCAATAAGCAATATGAGCGGTTGATTGATCAAGCTCAAAAATACCACGATCAAAAGGCACGTATCGAGCGTGCTCTAGGTGAAGACAAGTATGCTGAGGTCTGGACGGGTAATGTTCGCGACTTAGTCCGCAAGATAGCTAGTTCGGACGCTCGCTATTCGGCTATCGATGCCAGATCAGGCGCGCACGTCCGTCTCAACCTGGACTCTGACGCTCTCATGTATGTCACGAGCCCGGACGGCGAAAACCTAATCGATTGCCAGTCCATGCACGAAGCTCGACAGGCACTCGCGATATACCGAAGAAACCCGGACGCAAGTATATAATCCCCTCATGCCAGACTCGTGACAGGGGACTGGAGCGAGTGAATTATTGGAGGTGACATTATGTCATGTAATGCGATGGTAGTCCAGCAGGCACGGGTAAAGGTCGAGAGTGTGAACCGGAAGATATACCCGGTAGGTGTTCGCGTGGTCATCGGCCAGTACGTGAACGTCAGTGTGGACGCGAACGGTATCGCCACCCTGAGGTACACCGGGAGCAGTTTTGACGAGGGCGTTATGATGCTGCGGGCCGCTGTCCGCTATATGGGCAGTCAGGGCGTCAACGTCATCGCTACGGGGGCCCCGGAAACCCACAGGCATGACGCTTGGGGTAATCACATCTCGGTAGCATCGGGAGGTTAGTATGGCCAATAAATGGCAGGACGAACTCAAGGCCAAGTATTCGAGCGCGATAGCACACGGTTTTATCCTCCACCTCAACACGGCTGACCTCGTAAACGGACAGACCCTCCCAAAGTACCTCGGCGCACTCTGGGCCAAGAACGGGAAGGACTGCGTGGCCTACTACAATCGGGCCAACGGTATCACGGTCGGTCTGCCTACCATGGAGAAGACCTTCAAGGACAAAACCGGATATCAGGATGACCCACTTCAGTCTCAGCCGGGGATACCGAAGAGTCCGGGGGCCGCTTTGCCGCTTCTGGAGAGGCTGCTGGAGACCTCGAACAACGCGGTCATTATCGACCACGCCGAAACCCTGTGCCCTGAAGCTGACATGGCCATGACCCAGATGGAGGACAGGAACAACATCGTGTTCCTGAGACGATGGGGACAGGACGCCACAATCGGCGCACGAGGCAACGTGGTCATCCTCATTACCTCGAACCTCGGGGACATCCACACGAGTATCCGGGCCGCTTCAGGCAGGTACGAGGCCATACGGATACCCTACCCGGATGTTGACACACGAGGAACGTACATCGCCAAGCTGGACTCTGATACCCGCTGGACGTTCAAGCGCGTGGTCGATACCAAGACTATGACGAGGGCCACGGCGGGCCTCGCGCTCATTCACATCGAGGATATCTACCTCCGGGCCGAGCAAGCGGGCCTCCTGAACTGGGAGTTTATTTCCGAGCGCAAGCGCGAGGTCATGAAGTCCGAGTTTGCGGAAGTGCTGGAGATGATGGAACCCCGGCAGGGATTCGAGTCTGTGGGCGGTCTGGAGAACGTCAAGAAGTTCTTCACGGCCAACATTATCGTACCGATGAAGGCTGGGAACTATGGCAGGGTGCCGATGGGCGTCCTCCTGACCGGGCCCGCTGGAACCGGGAAGACCATCATGGCGGAAGCGGTCGCGAAGGAATCCGGTATCAACATGGCCATACTGAACCCGGCCAAGATATTCTCGAAGTGGGTCGGGGAGTCCGAGCGCAACCTTGAAAAGGCCCTCGAAGCCATCATCAGCCTCGCCCCGGTTATCGTCTTCATCGACGAGATTGACCAAGTCCTCAAGCGGGGCGAGGGTGGTGACTCGGGCGTCTCAAACCGGATATTCAAGCGGCTCATGGAGTTTACCTCGGATACAAACCATCGGGGCCGGGTGGTCTTCCTCGCGGCCACGAATAGGCCAGACCTCATGGACGCCGCCCTGAAGAGACCGGGCAGGTTCGACGCCAAGATACCGTTCCTCGCCCCGGACGATACATCGCGGGCGGGCATCTTCCGGGTCATGGCTACCAAATACAACCTGCCTATGACAGAGGTGACCAACGCCGTTATGGGCGAGTGGGTGGACAGGACGGACGGATGGACGGGGGCCGAGATAGAACGGCTCACGATCAAGGCCAAGGCCCTCATGGACGACCGGGACATCAGCGCGAACGCGGCGATGAAAGTCGCGCTCACACTTATACGGAACAAGACTCAGGACATCGAGTTCATGACCAAGGTCGCGATTGACGACTGTGACGACCTCGAATGGGTGCCCGAGAAGTACCGCAAGCTGGCGTAATCTTCTCACTCTGCCAGTCTCACGCCGAGGCTGGCAGGAATGAGGAAATTAAGCTCAAGGAGGGTAATATGACCAAGACAGAAGTCAAGAGGCAAGAACTGGCAAGGGCCATCGGGGAGTCCGCTGACAGCATCGCTCAGGCGTCAGTCATCGGCCTCAACGCTCTGGAGCAGGGGGTCATCGTTCAGGTTCACGTCCGCCGCTGGAGAGCAAGGACGCGCCTGAACTTCTCAGACCTCGGGATACCGAAGCAGGCTCAGGACGAGGCGTATTCCCACCTCCTGAGACTTGGCGACAAGAAACTACTCCCCCAGACCACGGTCAACGGGCGGGTCACGAGTTACGTGGACGTGCTGGACGCTCTGGAGGGCAAGGGTCGCCGATGGTTGGAGAACCATAGTTTCAACTCCCACTGGGGACGATTCGTCCCGGCCACGATGTATCCCGAGTTCAAGAAGGGCAACGAGGATATCAAGGCGGAATATCTCGGGCTCCGGGATGACATCTGCAAGTATTACTACGAGATAGTCACCGCCCTCATGAAAGAGTATCAGGAAATGGCCCAGATGACGCTGGAGCGCACGATTGCCCTCGGCACGGCAGTCCCGGACAGGCGGGCATTCGTTGACAGGTTCATGAATAGCATCCGGGCCCTCGTCCCGAGCAAGGAATACATCTACGCGAGCTTCGGTTACGAGACGGAACTGAGCTTCGTACCGCTGCCATCGGACATCGAACGCGATATCGCCAAGGCCCAGAGAATCAGGAACGAGCAGGCCCTCGCCACGGCTTCAGACCGGGCCAAGATTGACGCCATCAACGAGATGCAACGGGATGTCATCGAGCAACTAAAGGCGGACAAGATCAGTATGGTCGATTCGTTCATGACCGACGTCCAGACCCAGATACGTTCCATGGTCTACGAGACCACGACCGACGTGCTCGATTCTATCAAGCGCAACGACGGCAAGCTAGTCGGCAAGGTCGCCGCGCAACTGAGCAACCTCATCGAGACCGTCAACGGTCTCAACTTCTACGGCGACCGGGACATCGAGGCCATGATGGCCAAGGTCAAGGCCCAGATGGGGGACACCCCCAAGGACAGGAGCGTCGCGGACATCGAGGCGACTCTCAAGGACATCGGGACAATCACTCGCGCCACCCTCATGAGCCTCGGGGCCGAACCGAGGAACGGTCGCGGCCTCGGCATCGACTTTGACCCCACGGACACGGTTATCAGGCAGGCAAGGCGTTCCATCGGTATTGCGGATGATACCGATAAAGTAGCAACCAGACAGGCACGGTAAATAAGCATGGTGGGCCGCGCATACCGGACACGCGGAAGGAGCACAAGATGGCAATCAAGATTAGCGAGTACAAGGGGTACGAGATTCAGTACGAGAGCGGAAACACGCCGGGATTCTTCGCGGTCAAGGGGGAGGAGCGGATGGGCAGGTATGGCACGGAGCAGGGGGCCAAGGAGGCTATTGACCGCCAGTGCAAGGCGATATTCACACCAGTTAGAGGGTTCGATAGCACTCTCGTTCCCGGCAGGATTACGTCCGTCAACATCGCGAACCGGGCCCGGGCCGAATACTGGTTTGTTACTGACACTGGAGGGCGCGACAAGAACCACACATGGGGTGAGGACGATACTGCTATCATCAAGGACACACCCGAGAACCGGGAGAGAATCAAGAAGATTAAGGCCCTGACCGGCGAGATGAATACGCTCCGGGGGCACATTGAACTGGCCAAGAAGGCCCTCGTCCGGTACACGATCACCGAACTCACGGGCGTCCCGATGGACAAGGAGGACTAAAGATGAAGAACACCAAGGTCATTACGGAGCCCGGCATCGGCACCGTGGTCGAGGCAGAGCAGATTATCATTCCCGACCTCTGGCATATCGTCGAGTGGCTACGCCATGACGAGAGTATCAACCTGGCAGTGGCGACCCGGAAGAAGCAGGCAGACGAGATTATCGAGACTTGGCATCTGGCCCATGCCATGAGGAAGCACATTGCTGGAGCGACGGAGCCCGTTCAGGACACGGGGAAGCCGGGGAAGCCCCCGCGTTGCGTCCTGCCGGGACTCCAGTACCGGAAGTCAGAAGTGGCGATTCATGGCATCAAGCTGGATATAGAAGGTCTCCTGTATACGACGGATGTTCGGTCGGCCAGGAAGCACTATCAGGACATCATCAAGGCCGCTCAGGAAGAGATTAGCTATATCGACCTCTACTGGGATACGGGAGTCTGAGACATGGATATGGCCAACAATTCCGATAGGCCGGAGGCAACCGTGAAAATCAAGTGTTACAGGAAAGAGTTGTGCGATCTACCGAAGCCGGAGACGTGCAAGTTCTGTCTGTACTTCGGCGGCACCGAGGAGAAGGATAAGCCGGATATCGAGACGATGGCCATTGAATTCGAGATTAGGAGGCATCATGGCAACAAAAGAAGAGAAGGATATCGCCGAGAAGCGCAAGAAGGTCAGGCGGCAGAAGGTCCAGGGAGTCCGCTGTATCGACTGCGATAGCAATATGACCTATTACAGGCTCAAGGACAATACCATCGTGTGCCGCAAGTGCGGGCACGTCCAGGAGGCCGTCTCGGGGAAGGGGATTATCCCGTGGACGAAACTGAAATAACTAACGCCAGAAGACCGAGAGTGTTGGCATCGTCGCGCCCCGGAAAGGGTTCAAACTCGCGACGGCCAACATCCTCATGTCCTCCGACCGGGCGGGACCCGGGGACAGTATCACGCACTGGGAGACCGGGCAATTCGTACAGATGCGCTTCTTCCAGTCCGTGGCACTGCCCTCACAGGGGTCATCGCGCCCGACCTTATACCTGCTAAGCAGCGGGCAGTTTTTGGGCATAGAGTGTTTTCGCCCTCCTGACAGTATCACGGGATACCCCGAACTGTCTCGCCACCCCCGAAACCGTCCCCTCCACCTTGGCTATTTGCATCAACCTGACATGCGATTCAGGGCTTACCAGTCTCCCGGCCCGTCCGTCCCTGTCGAAGACACAGTCCTTGATATCGGGCCAGAATGGGCACTCCAGACACTTCGACTGCCGCTGTAAGAACTGGGTCGCCTTCTCGCAACCGGAGTCGGGCCGGGTGTAGTTCTCAGCGTCTCGTCCCATTACTACCCTGCTCCCCGCCGCGCCCGGATATGACCGTACGGGTCACGGGTCTCTTTCGTCCCTTTATCCGGGTTAGCCAGTGAGTTTATAAATACTTTCTTCGAGCCGCATAATCGGCAGGTCCCGACACTCTCGGGGCCGTCCGGTGCGTCTATGCTCCAGTAGTGCTTACAGTCCATTTAGCTCGCTCCTCACACTTATTACACACCGCCACCACCGCCTCCCGTAGCTGTGAATCGAACGCATCCTTGTCGAGAATGATGGCTATTTTGGGGCAAGAGTTGAGGTGCGGGCACTCTTTCATTCTCGCGATTCCTCCTCTGCCGCAGATCGCGGCTTGGCGTTCCAGCAATCGAGAGCTTCCACCGCGACCTTAACACACTTCTTCCGGTCTTTATCGGGACACCCGGCACAGGGTATATGTTGAATCACCCGGGTCTTCGCCGCGCTCTCCGGGGTCTCTGCCTGATCGACCACATCTTTCATGACCTGCTGACTATGCCAGTCTTCAGAGTGCGTGGTAGCCCCGCAGACAGGGCATTTCGGGTGCCGGGTGGGGGTTTCGGCAGGCGGAGGGGTTTCGGGGTCGCCTTGCCCGTCCTGTGCCTTCCTGACCCCTCTCTTTTTGTTGGGGACTCCCTTGTCGGCGCGGGTCTTCTTGGGGGCCGGGTTGATTACCATGAGACACCTGGGGCAGGTAATCATGTCGAAGGTAATAGTTCCCTTGTCATCGAACCCGGACACCTTCGACCATCCGGCAGGCAACGACTGATTACCCCCGTCCTGGATGATACTGGAGTTGCATCCCGCCCTGTCACAGGTTACCTTGGTGTAGACTAAGATTGACATTCACTCCTCCTAAACTACGGCAATGCTTATGCCGTATAGTTCCTCAGTTTGGACTCGCTTTAACTTCCCCATCGGCAGGTCCTTCCCTTTGACCTCCACGAACTCGATACGCCAGAGTCCCGGTTCGTTCGGGGCGAGGGAGAATGTCACGAAGTCGAGAAGATAAGCGGCCTGCCTCTTGTGGCCCCGCTTGTCGGTATATTCCCCTGGCAGCGGCATCCTGACCTGTTCGAGCCAGAAGCCGATGTCCCCGGCCTTCTTACGGAGAACAAGCTCGTCAGCGTACTGTGCCTCCCGCTTACTCGCATAATGGCCGGTACGGACGGCATGGTACTTGTTGGGCTTAGGCTCTTTATGCTTATCTTCTACCACTGGCATAGGTCGAGATGGCTCCCCCGCGATACTCAGGCCCGGATTATTCCGCATGGCCTCGTCAAGTTCTTCTTTCGTCCAGTTGTTCATACCAGTGCCTTAACCAGCAGCAGGATGATAGCGATGAGTAATCCAACACTCACGCCGCACAGGAAACATGCAACCATGCACTTGTTCATGCTTTCGGCACCACCTTGCTGAAGCCAGCAGCTTTAGCCCTTGCTACTACATTTTTGTTTACTGAAGCACCTATATCGAATCCCCATAATAGCGCGGTCTGGGCGCTGTCCTTGAGCATGATGTTAGGGTCGGCAAGGATGGCATCAGCCTCTTTGCGGTCATAATCCTTTTGTTCTTCTGACAGTTCAGAGTATGGCTTGAAACACTCTCGCTCCCATCGCCGGATACGCTCGCAGGTTTTGCAGACACATGGAGTTCTTGGCCCACCAAGCGGGAACGCTGACTGGTAATGGCCCTCGGTTAGAGTCCTCAATTCAGGCACGATGTTCTTGGCCCATCGCATCCACTGCTCGTGCTCAAGTGCTGCTATCCTCTCCCTCGTTGCCTGCCAGATTGCTTCTTGTTCTGGTGATCTCATTTGGACTGCTCCACCGCCTTCTCACAGGCCAAGAATAGGGCGATCTTGAGTGACTTGGAGTGGAATTCTCCATGAGCCATAATTACCCGATGCAATATGACGCGGCAGTCACCAAAGGCGTTCACATTCATTTCGATGCCGAATCCACGCTGATTGACCACTGGAAACACATACCGTTCGAGGTTGTCAAGGGTGAGGGCGGGATAAGTATCTAGAATATCACCGTTTGGGGCTTCCAGTTCATACCACTCCTGCCGTTCTATTGGCTTTATTCCGCACTTCTTCCACAGTGCCTCTATCCGTGCCCGTGATATCTGCTCGCTCATTTGGACTGCTCCACAAACTGTCTTGCACTCAAGCAACGCCCTCTCCTGTGGCACTCTTTCGCGTAACACTCGGCATTGTTGGTATGAGAGCGGCTGTATATCCGATTCTCCGTTGTTGCGCTATTTGCGAATCCCATATCACTCATGGCATGGAGTTCAGGGCAGATATCGAATTTGAGATTGGTGGTCTTCATCTCTACTGCTCCTCCACTGGCTCGCAGCTATCTCCATACAGGCATTTCGATAAGCAGTTCTTGGTAAACTGGTGACCAACTCTACGCCCGCACGGCTCTTCTGGATACGGGCAGTGATCCCATAACCTGCACCTGTACATGACAGGCTTGGCAGGCTCAGGTGAGGCAGATGGGTTCTCGTCGTTGCAGAAAGTGCAGCAATAACCACTAACCACCGGATGTCCACACTTCTTGCAGGGGTATATGTCTGGAGCGTATGTACGTGCAAGATTATTAGCTTCGCGTTCATATTGCCGCTGGTTCATCTCTATTTCTCCTTCTCAGGTGAGGGCATCTGGCCGGACTTGAGGACTTTAATCTCGGTTTGCATAATCTGAGCGAATGGCTCGAATCTGGTTAATGAATCATCTCTCGGTACTATGACACTTCTTTGTAGCCATCCCCCGACTTCCCTCAGTGCCTCGGCTCTGGCCTGTATCGCTACCCGCTGATTGCTGAGGGCCTTCCCCTTTTCAAGTCCCTCATCAAAGCCACTGGCGCGGGCCTGCTGGACGGCATTAACACGATGTGTACGGTCGGGGCAGATGTTACACTCCGCCCGCATCTTTGTAACCCTTTCCTCGATCTTCTGCTCCACCTCGGCGGGGGAGAGATAACCCAACGCAGCGATATTTGAAATAATGGATGTCCAGTCTGTCGGCGGGTCCTTGCTTTTCGTTAGATGTCCAGCCAGCCAGACGGCATCAAGAAGGCCCCTAATATCTTTCATCTTCCTACTCCTTTCCCTGCACCTTGTCAGCCAGGGCGAGTGCGGCCTGGATGGGCATCTGGCCGGAACTGAGAGCCTTAATGGTCAACTGTAGGTCTAACGGATGTATGACTTTTGCAGTTGTCATTCTAGCCACGTAGACCACTTCACCCTCGGCAAGTTTCTTACGCAGCCACTCCCCTACTTCCCTCAGTGCTGACTCGCGGGCCTGCTGGACATCGCCTTTGCGTCTGTTTTCTGCGGCTATACCAAGCAAATCAATCGCTTTTGCGTGGATGGCCTTTTCCTCAGCACGGGCATGTCGGGCGGCCTCAATACCAGTCTGAGTCATAATGTCGATTGTCTTGCTATAGTCTTCCGGTGACTTCCAGCCCTCATACTCGGCCCTGACCATCTTGACCTTCTGCTCCACCTCGGCGGGGGAGAGATAACCGGACTGTTCAGCACCATGAGTATCGTAGTTATTAACATCTGGCATCTTCCTACTCCTTTCCCTGCACCTTATCAGACTCCCATTTTGCTTGAGCCGCTATTAAGGCCTCGCGCACATCGTCACGCATCCAGCAACTATGAGGCCGTAGGCATCGTTCAGGAGTACATTCCCGATCTCTAGTCAGACACATAATCATTGTTCTTTCTGCGGGTGAATATTCGCTCATTTCTCCACCTTATCAGCCAACTTGAGGGCGGCAATAGCAGAACTTACTTTTATTGCGGTAAGGGACACCCCATTTTTGTAGATGTAAGAATTATGTTCCTTAACCATTTCGGTGAGTTCTGATAGCGCCTCCCTCATGGCCTTGTTTGCCTCAAGGATAGGGGCGTACTCGGCCCTGACCAGCCGCTCGGTCTTGGCGTCCTGGGCCTTTAGACTGTGGTGAAAGAAACCATCAGGTATCCCACCTGTGATTCTGCAAGCATCATCAATAGCTGCTATTTCCTCGTCGCTCAGTATCCTCATTTAGCCCTCCTGTTGATCTTCAGCATCGGTGTCCCGTCCGGCCAGGTCAGGGCAAGCAGGGCATCGACCTTTGCCATCACCCCTAGTTTTATCTCTGTCATGCGGGCGCTATACCCCACATTGTTCCAAACATATTCGGGGTCATTTCCTGACCACAGGCAGAGTAGCCTTGCCATCGCCTCTCTGACTGCCGAGAGGTCGGGGCCGATCTCTTTTGTTTCTTTGTCACTCATGGTCACCCTCCTAAAACCTAACTGTCAACCTAACTGTCAACCTACTTGACAGTTAATTTGAGGCTAAAAACGACTTAACTGTAAAGTAAAACGACTTAACTGTAAACCCCACTTGACAGTTACATTGTAAAGTATACTTGTCATAATAATCGCCTGGGAGGGGCGAATCCGTAAAGGACTTCATGGCCCCGGCGACCCTTCTGGACGAACATCTCGTCATTCTGGAATATCGTGTTGATGGTCTGCCGACTGATTCCCGTCTCACAGGCTATCTCGCTGACCGAGGCATCGGTATTGTCCGTTGTGAGGATGTAGTCGACTATCTGCTCCCGGGCAGGCTTCTTCATCTGGGCCTTGCCTTCGAGTTCAGGGAACTCCCCGATATTGGCAGGTCGGAAGTTCGTGAGTCCTGTCTCCCCGAACTCAAGGGCATATCTGTTACTACCGAGCCCCGGAGGAAGGTCGTTCCGCTTGGTAATCTGGAACCCGACACCGAGAGTCCGGGCGTCCTTATTCTCACCCGATAGCTGGACAACGAGGTCGGCAGCGGCCTCGAAGTGGACTCCGCCGAAGATGTGAGAATCATCTGACCGTGGCGTATGAGCGATAGCTAACCACGTGTCACACAATCCCGATAGAGCGTCCATGATGGAGTTGGCCACCTTGTTCTCGTTGAGGTCGCCGTACCCCGACCGCGATATCGAGTCGAGGAACACCACCTTGACCGCCTTGTCCCGTATCGCCTTGCGGCAGGCCGGGAGAATATCATGAAGGGAACGGCCTCTGGCATGGAGCATAAGCAACTTGCGCTCTGGGGGGAGTCCGAGTACGAAGTTGCACATGGCGAGTCTCCGTGCTACCGATTCCTTCGAGCGTTCGAGGTTGATGAAGAGCACCGTTGCCTGCTGGACGGGCCAGAACTTGCTTACCCCGGCATCAACCGAGATAGCCCACAATAACGATACATAGGTCTTGCCTCGGCCCGGAGGGGAGAAGAGAACCGTCCCTGCCCCCTTCATAATATAGGGAGTCAGACGGAAGATCGTAGGCTTGGCCACGGTATCCCCGGCTGTCTCTTCCGGCTGTACGGTGGTCAGGACGAAGTTCCAGAGACCCGCACAGAAAGCATCGAGGTCCCGCTTTAGTTCCTTGTCTTTATAGGTATCGCTGGCAATACCCTTGGAAGCAGCATTGGCCAGTCTCGTCCGGTCTTCCGACCGCTCGATGTTGAAGTAACTCCAACCAAGTATCTGGATACCCTGCGAGATGACAATCCGGGAGTGTATTCCCGTTCTCTCCTCGGATATCTTCTCGGCCCGGAACGAGACCATACTTCCCGCCGCTGGCTTGTCCCAGATGACCGCCTCGTCCGTCTTGCGGTACTGGGGCTTGTCTCCGGCGAAGAGAATGTCAAAGTCCTGGGCCATGCCTTCCAGTTTGGCCGCGTCATTCCCGGCTTCGAGCCAGTCGGAGACGTCCTTGTCGGGAAGCTGGATGACCTTCAGGGTCTTGGCCTTGCCGATTAAAGAGTAGATAATAGACCGGGCGTACTCTTGGCCGGGAGGGTCTTGGTCGGGGATAATAACGACGTCCTTGCCCGAGAGGTAGTCGGCATACTCCGCCTGCCACGACTTGGCCCCCATCGGGCTCGTAGTGGCCGGGAGACCTGCTTTCCAGAGATTGTCGGCGTCCTTCTCGCCTTCGACAATGAAGACCCGCTGCCGTTGCATTATCTCGGGCAGACGATAGATAACGCGCCGGACTCCCTGAAGGTTATAGACCCACTCGTTGCCGCCGTTCCGGTGCCGCTGATTGAAGTCCTTGGGGGTATACCGCACCGTCTGGAAGAGGAGCTTGCCCTTCTCATCGGTGTAGTCGTATGTGCAGGCTATCTTTCTGGGCTTGGGAGGTTCCGCCGGGGCCTCTGGTTTATCGCCCATGAACAGGTCTTCCATAGACAGGCCCATAGACTCAACGATAGCCTCGGTGGTACACCCGACGAAGCACTTCACGAGGAGCCTGTCATCTTCCTGGCAGACACTCAGGCTGTTATGGTTGTCCTCGTGGGCGGGGCAGCGGGCCGTAAAGCCCTTGGCCTGCTTCCTGACGCCCTGTAACTTCGCGATGAACTCAGACAGATTCATTCGGGGTCTTTTCCTTGGGGACTTTGATAACGGTAATTCGTTCGTGATAGGCCTTGATCGAGACCTTCAACCCGTGCCACTCGCAACCCTCGGCCCTCTCGACGGCCTTATCGTAGTTCTCCCCAAACTTGACCTTCTTCTGGCACTCCAGTTCCGGGGGCTTCTTGCACTCCTGACAGGCGTAGGGACACAGGTCGCCCAGTCTGACTACTTTCTTCTCCATCTCCGGTGCCTTCGCCTTGCTCGCCATCTTCTTACTTCCTCCTACCAGATTCTTACTGTTTCTCTAACCTTACCAGGAATAACAGAGGCGAGGGCCTTTCCTTCCCCCGCCTCCACTTCCACCACCTGATTGATTTGGCCGGGGCGGTATGAGAGTCTATCGCTGTCCCCGAATTTACGGGTATTGTCAGCTTAGTGCTCTGTTACCACCCGCCCCGGTTTTGCCAGCCAGGAGTCTAGTTACGTCTGCTCACCTACCTGTTAGCAGGACAGGCGCCCCGTTCTGGTGGCTGGCATGTGCTGGCTCGGGCAATCGCGCCTCTCTACGCCCGATAGTTCGCCTGGATGCGGCGGCAAATGTGAACGGACGCCAGCACTATTCTGTTAAGTTTTCCTCCGCTTAACATGAGGCCCGGATGGTATTCCCACTACACCTTCCTTTCCGGGCCCCATCTTAAAAGGACGAAAGACGCTTTATAATCACCTCCTCACAGTTTGCTGTGCAACTGTTCCTTCTTACTGAAAGAACGTAACCCGTGTGTGTAACCTGCCAGGCTCACTGGCCTGTCCACCGCGATGTCTTCCCGTTTCATCTCGTCCCGGTGGCCACCCTCGCCGTGGTGACAGGCGGAGCAGAGAATCTCACAGTTCTTCTCGGTCGTCTTTCCGTGGTCTGACAGTGCCTTCTTATGGGACAGTTCCAGCGGCAGGCCGCGCCCCCGGCTGTGGCACCGGACACAGAGGGGAAAGCCAGCGGCATCGTGTGGTCCTTCGAGAATGAGCTTCTTGCGGAGTTTCTGCCGCTTAAGGTTCTCCGCCTTCTGGGCTTCCGATACCGCTTTGACGCGGGTCTTCTTCACTTCCCGGTCTCCATGTAAACATCGAAGCGTACAACTGCCGCCATCGTCTGTTCAATGGTCAGGTTCTTCGCGATGCCCCAGTCCTTGCCGTAGGCCACCGCCATGCTCCGCCGCTTGAGCACCGGGTCTTCCCTCTGGAACCCGCCATTACCCTTGCCGAAGTTCTGGATGACGGGCTTCTCGTCAACGTAGAAGTTCATTACGTTGTGGTTGATGAACTCCACCCCGTCCGCCGAATACTGACCGGAGGCTTTGTCCACGACCTCCATGTCCAGTACGGCCTCGGGCTTCACCAGGGGGTAGAGTTCCTTCTTCTGGAAAATGCCGTACTTGATTTCCGGCCCCGCCGTAGACGCCTTCGCTTTGAAGTCCAGGGCCGTCCACTCACCCTTGTCCGACTTCCCCGACCTTGGTTCTGATACCGAGGTTACCTTGACCCTGATTCTGTCGCCCATAACATTCCTCCGCTCCTATTGCCGGGAGCACGGCTTTACTGCATCTGGGGTGGATACCGCTGTTCGAGTTGGCGTACCAGCGTGTCGCTCATGGCGAGCGTCTCGTCCTCGCTGTACCCCTCGGTCTCGATGGTGCAGTCGAACGTCTTGACGCCCTTTACACTCGTCGCCACGTTCACGCGCCGTCTGACACACTTGACTATTTCTGGCATGTGTCCTCCTTTAGACTTATTCCCGCCTTCTTGAGCAGGCGCTCGATCTCCCGGTTGGCCAATCGGCTAGGTTTACGTAATCCTTGTTCCCATTTGGAGATAGCCGAGGTAGAGATACCGAGACGCTGCGCCAATTCTTCCTGGGTGTAGCCGAGTCGTTCGCGAAGGGTTTTAATGTCCATGCGAGCATTGTAGGACGTGTCATAGTACGATGTCAATAGAGTAGGATGGTTTTGACGGTATTTATTTTACGAGGGCGGTGGCGCGTCCTACTTGACAACAGAGACGAACAGATATAGGATAATGGTATTGAAGCCGTCTGCGACCGGCTCGCTCTTGTCGCAGGGGGTGAGTTGGTCAAAGGCGGCTTTTCTTTTACCCTCTCACCCACGTCTTCGACAGACACGTACCTGGACGTTAACTAGCGGGATAAGGCAATCTCTTGCGAAGGCATAACTAATCACTGACAGATTGAGGGGTAAGACCCGAGGATTGTCAGCCAGAATGTCAGAGTTAAGAGAGAAGGGAAACTTACGGAACCCCCGGGGTCTCAGGGGTGTGACTACTTGCTCACATGTTCATATAGTCTTATGAGTCTATCCCCCTCCAGGCGCGTCCTACGTCCCGTAAGGCACGCCGACAGTTCCTCCGGGTAGTGAGGTCGTGGTGCCCGTCACCGGCGGCAGTTTGGTCGTCGCGCTGTCAACTATCCTCTTGATTCCTGACTCGAATCCTGCCCCGGCCAGGACAGCCGCGAAACAGAATCCCCACAGAGCCGCCGCGCCAACAGGGGGCAAAAGGGTACTCAGTGCAGCCGAGCCGATGGCCGCTAGAAAAGCTTTGATGATGCTCGCCATGAACTTGCGGAGCACGAAAGGTTCCGGCGGGTCGCTGCCCATCCAGCCTAATAGAGCACTCAAAATCCCGCCTGCAAAAGCACAACCGGCGAATAAGGGTACATACATTCAATTCACCTCTCAGACTTCCACGGTCATCGGGATATAAGATGGGTTGTCCATCTCCATCATCATGCCGTTCTGAGGTTCCAGTTGCACCCACTCGCCGTCAGAACACCGGACAAGTATCCAGTAATGACCACCCAGATTTCCACGGGTACACGCGAATGTATTGCATCCAAAGAAGGCCGCAGCGAGACCCCGCATGAGAAAGGCGAACTTGTCACAGTCCATTCGGTCGGACAGATACTTCGGCCAGCGGAACTCCAGATAGACATAAGCGACCATCTTCATCAGGTCTTCCCGAGAAGGACAATAATAAGTCGCGTCCAGAAGACCCTCGATGGTTCTCAGTCCCATGCGGTCTATCTCGGCCTGAATTGATTCGGGGGATACATTCACAAGGGCTACATCCGGCCTGTCCGGTTCCGTGGCCTCGGCGACTGACACCGCGATTGCATGGATAGTGCTCTTGATATCCATAGCCTAAGACTTGAACGCCTTGACGATTTCCACCATCGCCCACGCGAAAGCCGCCGCCGATGGCGGAACACTCAGTATACCGATTTCCGTGGAGGACATCCTCTTCTTTGGCTTTGGCTCGATGGCTACCGAGACGCTGCAATCACCACTAGCGGTACGGTCGTTATGGGCCTGTCTTAGAATCGACAGGTCGTTCTCCAGTTGGGTTGTCCTGTCGGATAGTCCCTTCACGTCGGCCTGAATTTCAGCCTGTATCTTAGCCATGCTCAATGTACGTTCGTCTATACGTACGAGTAATTCCATTCCAGCATCATTCACATTCTCTCCTGTTCCGGCGTTCACGTCCCGGTCATCCCGCTCCAGCTTCACGTCCGGGTCGTTCCGGCCTTCACTAAGATTCAAGGCCACTTGTCTCCGCCTCCGCCCACTATACTACAATCTCTGCCAGGACCACATGCACAAAACTGTCGCGACCTCTGGGGAGTTCCCTCGGACTGGCAAGTATCTCAGACGAAGGGCCACTGAGTACCTTGACCATACTCGTCGGCATCTGACCGTACTGGAAGGGCAAGAGTATCTTGCTGTTGGTCTCGCAGGCTAACGAGCCGAGAATCGACTCTGTGTCGCGCCCTAACGCCACCACGGTATCATTGACGTCGATGTCGAACTCGTAGGTGTACCTCTTCGGGGGGTCTTTCAAGTAAGACACCACGATGTTCTTGATATTGGGGGTCGTTCCGTTGTACGTGCCGCCCGTCAGAATCATCCTGAGTTGGATGCGTGACGCCTCTATGCCCGGTTCCGACCCGAACATGAAGTCCGTGTTGCAACTGCCCATGAACCACCCGTAAGTCCCCGGGTAAGCATATGGAGGGTGAGGGAGCCAGGTGCGAGCGTAAGTCGGCGCGGCCCCTTCCACCCCGAACTGCAACATGCCGGAGTTCTGGTATCCGGTACTCAGGATTATCTTGCCGTCGTTCACAACCGTGGCCCTGTACCAGCCACCCTTCATTTCACTCATACCGCCGCCGTATATGGGCGTTGTATAGTGCCCCGATGGAACGTAGCTGTAAGTCCCCGCCTGAAGCGGATTGACCATCGGGTTGAGGAAATACCCGATATTGCTCGGGTCGTTCCCCGGCAGGCACCAAAGCCTATCAATGGCGTCGGGTGAGTCGGACAGGAACATGTCCTTGACCCAGATGCCAGCCGTGGGCCACCGGGCGTAATACTGCCACGCGGACCCGTCATAGGACAGGATATGAGAGTACGTCGCGCCCTTGACCGACGCAAACACATTCTGCCACGAGGAACACATGGCCGTGATCTGGCCCATCTTGTCCGAGGGGAGACCATCCTCGCGGTCATAGCCGACTGATTCCACTGACGCGCCATCCCACTTGAGAAGAGACGTTTTGTTCTTGAGAAGAAGATTCTGCCGGAAGAGAACCTGATTCGGATTGCGGTCTTGGGCCCGTCCGGTATCTATAACCATCGCGGGAACCGCCCCGAAACTATAGACCCCCTGCGGCAGGGCAGCGTAAACATCCTTGCCATTGGATACAAGCGGAGAAAGATAAGACCCGCCGATGCCTGGAATACTGGCTACTGCGGCTACCGACCCCGTCACGATACGAGGCAGGATGAAGAAGTCATAGGTGGAGCCGTTCCATGTGAGAACATGCGCCGTCCCGCCAACATCGGCCACGCGGGTAAAGTCGGCAGTCGCCGTAGTAATTGCAGCATTAAAGGCAGAACCTACCGCACCGCTCCCTACTCCGTCATAATGGTATGCGCCCCCGTTATTGAATACCAGGAGCACTTTATCACCGAGCGATTGCCCCGCCACTACCGAAAGGCCCAGCCCATAGTAGCTTCCCAGAATGTCGGGCGGCGTGAACCTGTGGATAACACTGCCCGTGGTGCTGAAGAAGTGCAACTGACCTCTCCAGTCAACCACCGGGGAGATATCCCCCCGCGATGGACTGAGGGTGCAGGTAACGAAAGCCGGAGAGAGGATTATCTGGCCGGGATAGCGGGTATCGACGTTCTCGGCGTCCCAGAGACGGTTCCCGCCAGATTCCAGTTCCTTCTTGCCGAGTCCGCCCGAGATATCGTTAATCTCCCACGATGATATCAGGCGGCGATCTTTACGGAGTTGCTGCCCGTCATACCGGATATTGTCCGGCCACTCCACGATAGGAGACCGCGTGACCGTGGTCCCGGCCCTTATAACATATTCCGACCCGTTTAAGAAGACCTTCATCCGACTGCCTTTCCTCTCGGCGTACTCGTAATATAATCCTCAAGACTGGGGCCGGGTCTCCCGGAGACCTGGTCTCTGAAGTAGTAGAAGCGCGGGTCTATCTTCCCGTCCGAAGTGAACAGAGTACTGGCCAGTTGGGCCGAGGCCCCCGCGATAATATACTCTTCCAGAGGCTCTGGGATGACACTGGTGCCCACTGTTCCGACGAAAGGCCTGGATTGCCCCATGATGCTGATGTAGTGCCCGTCCAGGGGGCCGAGGTCTAACTTGCGGCGGTCTATCGAGATGACATAACTCCCGTCCACGGTCGGCTCGATTCTCCAGTCGCGGAGGGGTATCTCGAACTGCACCCGGGTCTGGATATCGGTATTGTAGTCACTACCCATAGACGGCACGACCCGGATGTTGTTCACGAATCTCATTCCCGAAGGCACCGGGTACTCGTACTGGGTGCCAACGATGGTGCTCGTGCCTACGGTCTCCATGAGGTTCCGCTGCCGCGCCAACCCGACGTAACGGCTAATGGCGTGGTTGATATCCTCGACGGAGAACCGGGAGGTTATGATGAAGTTCGAGTTAATGCTCGGGACGGAGCCGAAAGAGTCGGGGATGGCGAGACGCTTCAGGGTGGGATTGTACGACCCGACTATTTTGGACTGGTCGACCCCGGCCCCGGCATAGATGTAGAGGTAGCGTCCGGTAAGCTGGTTGGAGTTTGGTTGAAGAAGAGAGGGAAGGTCGATAGTGGACGCGGTCATCGAGGCGGGAACCGCGTCCACTATGAGGTCGCTGAGGTTACGGGCTATGTTCTTCCACAGGTCTATTCTTGTCGCCATTCGTCAATCTCCGATAGAGAGCAAGAAACTTGTCAGCTTGGACATTCCAGTCCCGCGTCATTCCGTACTTCTTTGCTCTTGACTTAATTATATCACACGCCATTCTGTTCTCGACCGTGTTGATGATCTTGGCGACCACTTCCTGCGGTTTCATGTCCAGGTCAAGGGGTATCCCCCTGTCCCCGATGGTCTCCCCGAGGGCACCGTTCTTACGGTAGAAGCAGAGGACTCTCGCGGCCTGCGCCTCGATGAAGGTAATGCCGTAGGTCTCCCGGAACTCATGCGGCGGGGGGTAGAGAAGTATCTGGGCCTTCTTCAGTTCGTGGGCCAGCATGTCCTGGCCGATTCTGCCGCACCACTTGACGCCTTTCTGTTCTATCCAGCGGCGTATCCGTTCCTTGAACTCGCGCTGCGCCGGGATGTGCAGGGAACTGTTGAAGTAGTCCCAGCCGTAGAAGATGCGGAGCGTGGCGTCCGGCCACTTGTCCAGAATCAGCGGCCACATCGCCAGAAGCTCTTCGAGGCCCCGGTCAGGTGACGAACACCAGATGAAGGAATGGTCGATCTTGTCCTCGTGGAACCCCCTGAATCTGTCAGTATCGATAGCATCTCCAATGATGGCAATCTTGGGGAGCCTCGCGGGTTTCTCGCCCTTGAACGTATGGGGGTTGAAGTTGTCCTCATACGTGGGGTCCTGGTCGTCCATGTCGATGACCTCGGCGTCCGCCAGCCACGGGTAAGTGCGCTTCAGGTGACCGACATGCCAGTGGGAGAGGGCCACGATGCAGTCGATACGTTCCGCGATTTCCGGGGTCAGCCTGTCCCAACAGTGGATATCGTGTACCCAGAGCCACTTCTGCCGCGCCTGAATGTCCTCGTTGAGAATCTCCGGTATCCGGGACGCGATGAAGAGATGACAGGGACCCGGGTTGAACTCCCTGCGGTAGAGCACCCTGTCCCATATCTGGTCATCCATCGCGTAGAGTATCGGTTGGTTCCCCTTGGCCGCGAGGGCCTTGCAGAGAAGAGCGGCGGAAGTCTCCGACCCGCCACAGCCGACCTCCGCGATAGTCTTCGGCGACCAGTATTCGAGTCCCTGCCCGAGATACATCCTGACGACTAGACTATCAGCCGGGGGTTTCCGGTGGTCGTACTCGGCCACGATTCGGGTCGGCTCCTGCCGCAGGTTGATGATGCTGCGGCCAGGGGAAGACATCAGGAGTGTCTCTACCTCACACTTGGGGTAGACGGCCACCTGGCGGCCTTCCTGGTTCGGCAGAGGGGCTATCACGGTAACTCTGTCGAAGTCCTTGTCCAGAGTCTCCAGTAGTTTATGGGGAGAAAGGGAATTGCCGAGGTTGACCGTGACGCTCTTGTTCTCCCCTACGGCTATCTGGGGGTCGTCCTTGACTTCCTTGAGTCTCTGGGCGACACCGTTCCGTATCTGCTGGTATTCCGGCACTTCGCGATACCACCAGGGACAGACGCCGAGCAGGGCCTCCAGGCGGGCCTCTTCTTTCGTGTTGATAAGTTCCACCGACAGGGCCCGGATGCCGTCCTGAACACGCTCCCGTCGAAGCATCCCTTCCAGCATCTCGATGTTATTCTTGACGTCAGCCGTGGGCCTGACGGCATAGGCCTGATTCATAAAGTCGCGGGCCAGTGCAATCTCGCCCTTGCGGAGATGAGCTTCAGAGAGGAGGGCGTAACGGTTGAACGTGTACTCCAGCGGGTTGATGAAGATCATCGCCGGAGGTTCGACCATGAGACCTTTCACATCGGAAAGCTGGGCGTACAGGATGGCCTTGTCCCAGTCCTTGAATGTGAGGTAGGAATGAGCCATCTCCAGATACCCGTCCTTCAGGTTGGGCATCAGCATGACGGCCATATTGGCAACCTCGATGGCTTGGGTATCGCTCATGTTGCGTAAAGCCTTCGAGCAGTAGCAGAGGGCTTGGAACCGCTCCAGGGCGATAGCCCCGGTGTCCGTCCCGAACTTCAGATACCACTCCGCCGACTTGGCCCAGAAACCTGCCGCGAAGTTCTGGTGGCCGAGATAGAGCCACACCCTCTTGTCGGTCGGGTCTTCTTTGGCCATGAGTTCGAGGATGCGGAAGTTGCGTTCGCTCCGGTTGCCCCCGGCCCCGTGCTGGTGCCGAATCATAACGTCACTCGTGCGGACGTAGGCGCACTTCCGCAGGGGGGAGACAGTCTCATGTATCCGGCTCCGCCATATCCAGCCGCAGGACGTCCGCAGGAGCCGTTCGCGTTCGTAGATAGTGGTCGGGTTGCCGAACTCGTCGATGGCGTAGTGGTAGGGGAACCAGATGCCACCGACTTCCGGCTGCGCCGAAGCGGCCAGCTTGCGGAGGTTCTCCGGTTGATAGATGACGTCGTCAGAATCGACCCAGAGGGCCCACGAAGTTTTCAACTTCGAGAACGAGAAGTTCCGGGCCGCGCTGAAGTCGTCAATCCAGACGAAGTCAAACAGTTCTATCTTGTCCGGATAGGCCGACTTCAGCCTGTCCAGAATCTCCGCCGTCTTGTCGGTGCTTTCCCCGGCCTTCACGATGACCACCTGATCAACGTGGTCGATAAAAGACTCCACACAGTCCTTGATAGTGGCCTCGCTATTGCGGCAAATAATAGCTACCCCGATTGTTTCCATGCTATCTGCACTCCGCTGTAAGTTCGTGTCCGTCCTGTATCTTGATATCGGTGAACCCGGCATCTTTCAGGGCCTTCTCAAGCCCTGCGTGGGAGGGGCGATAGAAGATAGTCCTTGCAGTCGGCCCGTGCCCCGAACCAGGGTTCTTTAACGGGTCATAGAAAGTCCAATCTTCCCCGGTTTCGTTGTGATACGTTTTGAGGTAGAGGACATCCTTCGTGAGTTTCCGAAGGTGCTTGAGGAATTCGAACGGCCTGGGAACATGGTAAAGAACATTGGAACAGACCACAATATCAGCGGGTTCGTGGTAGTCCATAATGTCACAGGTTATCCGTGTGGCGTTCTCCGGCGTCCCCGGCTGTTTCCAGCCATCGTAGTCCCGATACTGTTCATTGTCGACCAGAATCCATGTGTCACCGGGCTTTACCAAGTGCACTGATGCTTGGCCGGAGTAAGCTCCTAGGTCGAGAACTGTCTTCATCTATTCTCCTCTTAACTATGCACTCGTACACTCGGCGCACAGTGTATATTCTTCCCGGAGGTGCTCGTTGTGGGCCTTCCTGATAGCCTCCAGCTTCGGGTTACGCCAGTCCTTCTTCAGGTCCCCAGTGTAGACGCCGCAGTTAAGGGTGAATCCGGCGTCGAAGCAGCACGAGCTCAACTTGCCGTCGAACCCTACCACGATATCGGAGAACAGGCTCCGGCAGGGAATCCTGGTCGGCAGGATAGCCCTCTTGTCCGACCGGCAGGCGGAAGAGGCCGAGAGCACCCAGACGGTATCCACGATGCTCTTCCAGTAACTCAGGAAGGCATCCCGTTCGATGTCTGTCTGGTAGCTGGGGTCAAAGACCATCGAGGCCCAGACCTTGATGTCGGGCCGATGGAGCTTAATCTGCCGGACGGTCTTCATTATATGCCGGATGTTCTCCGCAGGTAGCCCGGTGAATCCCTCGTACGTCTCGTCGAAGGCGGCGTTCACGCTGAAGTTGATGATCTTCACCGTGGGGATATCGCACAGGCGGGGCACCATCTCCTCGGTGAGAAGCTGCCCGTTCGTCGGGATGGTTATCTGCGTCCCCGGCAACTTGGTGGCAATCATCTTGAGGATAAGGTGCCATTCCTTCAGGGTGAAGAACTCGCCGTAGTTGACCGGGATAACCTCGGAGAGGGGCTCAGGCCAGCGGGCGACGTCTTCGAGAATCTCGGCTACCTTCGAGACCTCCATCCTGCCGCGACGTTCGCTCAGGAACCGATGGCAGGAGAGACACTTCGCCTGACAGAAGGTCGTCGTATCAAGGCGCAACTGCCTCGGCTGTGCCGGGGTCGTGTAGTTGATTTCCGTCTGCTTCATCGTTTCCATTCTCCCTGTGTCAGCCAGCCGTAAAATTCCTTGTACCGGGCCCACATATCCTCGCGCCGCTGCCCGAGGAGCACGTGGTTGTAGGTCAATTCACAATAGTTCCACCAGTGCGAGAAGTCCTTGTCGATAATCTCGATGCCGAACTTCCCCGGCGATTTGAACACCGGGCACCCAGGATACGGGCAGAAGGTCGAAACCGTCCACTTGTCAATCTGGGTCTCCCGCACGAACGCCTTGTTGCAGTCCAGGGTCTTCGCGGTTTCCCCGGGCAGGCCCATGACAAAGTACGTCTTGACCCTCATGCCCGTCCCCTTCAAGATGGAGATAGCGCGTTTGTGGTCGTCGACCGTCTCCTTCTTGTTGTTGATTCTGAGGACGTCATTGTCGGCACTCTCGACTCCAAGTCCGCACTCCTCGCAACCCGAGAGAGCAAGGAGGGATGCCTTCTCGGGCGTGAGGAGATCGGAACGGGTATGCGCCTTGTAATGGATGCCGAGTTCCATCATCTTCCGGCACAGGTATTCGAACTCGGGATGAATGGTGAAGCAGTCATCCTCGAACCGGAAGTGGCGCACGCCACGCGAGATAAGCTCCATGAGTTCCCCGAGGATGTTCTCCGCCGACCGGAACCTCACCGGGGCCGTGTGGATGTTCCCGCAGAAGCTACAATTATGAACCAGGACATTGTTCGCATAAAACCAGTCATACCCCGGAACCTCTAAGCAATAGACATCCTCGGTCTCGTTAAGGTTCTCTACTCTGACCACCTTATGATTCACCTGCGGGGCCGGATGCCGGTTCTCTCTTCGCAAGGGGTTATCACTAGACAATGCCCGTTTTTTGGCAATCTCGCTAATTATTGCCTTCCCTTTATCAGTACACATAAAGGGAACAATTCTACCGGATGCCACCGCCTCGGACTGTGTCTGTGATACTTTCCGCCTGGTATCGGCGCTAAACATTGGATTGTTTTCACGCATACGAGCCGACACTTCGGGATGATACTGCGGCACATGGTTTTGAGCATCAGTCAAGGCGAGGTTGGTTATGACGTTGTTTTCTCGATTCCTGTCAAGATGGTGAATATCCTCATTATCCGTTAGGGGCCTTCCAAGATACCCCTCCATTACGAGTCTATGTTGTTTTTTAGTAAGATGACGGCCATATTCCACGTCAATGTATCCCCACTTGGGGTGTTCACGATACACGATAGCTCTAACGCTTTGTCTGGGTTGTAAATCTTGAGCTTCTACTTCTCTTTCAGTCACATCGCCGAACTGGTTACCATTCTTGAAAACTATGAACTTATGGTCTGGTGTACAATCAATATGTGAATCGTCATCAAACCATACCCTGACGAGGGACTTGTTTTCCCCGTATTTCGCGATATGGAAGGCGGAAGCGTATTTCGGTTCTTTGGTTATCGGGTCTCTAGTTAGAACCTTGACTCCATTCTGACCGACCAAGTCCTTGATAGCGAACCTGCCATTGAGGGTGTCCACAGGGGTGTCGCCCCTCAAGCAGGAAAACGGGCATCCACGGCTACCAATGAGCGTCGCGGCCAGTTCCCCCTTGCCGTACCGTTCCCCGGGGAACAGGGTGTCCGAGAAGGGGTGATTGACCATGTCCCATGCCGGGTAGGGTAAGGCGTCGAGGTTCTGTATCCGGGGCGCGGAGATGATGCCCGGGGTTGCGTTTCCTGCCAGTATTTGAAGCAGGACCTCTTCACCCTCTCCTCGTACCACGTAGTCGAAGTCGGCCACGCAATCGAGAGCGAGAAGAGAAGCATGGGCACCTCCAATGATGGTCTTCCCCTTCACCATCCTGGCGATCTTCTTGGCCTCTTTAATCTGCGGGGTAGCACAGGAGAACCCGTAATACCGGGCCTCGGGCAGGTCCTTCACCCCATCCCGGCAGTCCATTATCTCCACGTCATATCCGGCGTCTCTGGCTACTGCCGCAAGAATCATCAGAGACAAGGGAAAGTACATGAGCGGGTTAGCATCACGCGTGTCGGGCAGGCTCAACAGGACGATATCTCTCACGGATTGCACCCCCTTACTGACGCTGCGAGAAGCAGGGCCAGGACAGCCATCGTGATTCCAAGTGCGGTGTAAAAGATACTGATGGAATGGGTACGAGCGGCGTCTCTAATGTCAAGATAGATGAAGAAACCACAGAGGACAGTGCAGATCGCAATCCCTACCATCTCTCTCCGTCGATGATGCGCCGGAACAGGTCGATGTAGCCCCTGGCGACCGTTTCGGGGTGGTACTTCGCCGCCACACTGTCACGGTACTTTGGCGGAGTCAGGTCATCAATCGCGCCGATAGAGTCCACGAAGTCCTGCTCCCGGCTGCACAGCCAGCCGTTGCCCCCGTGAGTGACTATTTCCGGGAACCCGCCGTGGTTCGGGACGATGACCGGAGCACCACAGAGCATCGCCTCCTGAATCTTGTGGCTCGTTATTTCCACGTGGTCGGTCATGTAGATAAGAGCGCGGCACGATTGCATGAGTTCGAGTTTCTCCTCTTCGGAGACTTCACCGTGGAACACGATGTTCTTCCCGTCACAGTGCTTCAGGATGTCCTTCTCGTACTGGGTGTGATCTTCGCCCGGGACGTGTTCCGACCCTCTGCCGCCCGCGATGTCGAGTTGCAGGCCCAGTTCCTTGCAGAGTATCGCGACGTTGAGGTTACCCTTCTCCTCCGACATCCGGCCCAGCGTCAGGAACCGCTTGCCGCGAGACTTCCCCGATGGTTTATAGACATTGTCATCGATAAGGATAGTCTCCTGATAGACTGACTTTTGCCCCCCGTTCTGTGTAGGTTGGCCGTCGCGGTAATACCGGGCAATCTCCCGGACTCCCCACTTGGACCACGATACGAGGTTACGCGGGGCCTTGACGTATCCCGACATGAAGGCGTACTGCGGGTTGGCATGGAAGACGTTGCAGGTCTTCAGTTGTGGCATGAACCGGGCAGGGAGATGCAGGTTCGAGATATCCCAGACAATGTCATACTGGTAGAGTTCGGCCTGCCATCGCTGGAGGGCCCGTTGTTCCGCATGGATGGTGCGGTCGTTGTCGGGATAGCCTTCACAGGGCAACAGGGTCACGCCATGCCCTACGTTGGTGTCCTTGTGGGCAAGGATAGCCACCTGATGGCCCAACTTGGCCCATTCAGTTGCGAAGGATACCGCAAGCCTTTCGAGGCCGGTATATCTTGCGCCGGTGGTAAAAGGCAACTCCAACGGACTTACTGCAAGTATTTTCATCTCTTATCCTTTTGTGTTAAGTATGCTTCCACTGATAGATTAGAGAGCCACCAATTCCAGTAATCATCCTTCGTTCCTAAAAGTTTAAGACTAGGGGTATTAGGGTGCGAGTCGAAGTAACGGTCGGCATAGGCTCTCCAATTATGGGCTATCTTGGGATACCGCTCCAATCCAGCCATTCGATGCTGACGATCTTGAGGGCAACCGATACAACCCACACGCTTGAACCCCTGCTCATAAAGGCTAACCCTGGGGATACCGGTAAGGTCGTAATACTCTTGACGCTCATCGTTAGACCAACAGATAATAGGGTGTAAGAAGTGAGTGGTATCGGATGTCCTGTGGGTCTCAATCATGCACCTATTTCTCCGGTTAGACCCTTCAGCCCATCTTATTCCAGTCACTTTAACCCGCCCAATTCCACCAGCCTCTTTGATTAAACGGCAACACCAGCGGAAACGCCGAGTTGGCAGTCCCTTGTTCACCTTCCAGAAGCCGCGAGCGTGATAGTCCCACTGTGTTTCTGGTCTGTATTCCCGGAGGAAGGCATATATCTCAGGTGGGTCTATTGGGCTGACATTATAGTGGTAGTCAGCCCTACGGCCACTCCGTTTGACCAAATCAACCACTATACCACTATCAGCCCCACCGCTGTCACAGACATAGTAAACCTCATCCGGGTACAACGCCCGAATAGCTATTATTGCACTGTCAATTTTGTTAAGGCTCGTGCCGTTCTGCAACTCTAATAGGCTCATTTTTTTATCCCTTGTAAAGCCACATATTCCCACCGTCCGTTCCGGTGGGGCTAAGGAACATCCAGGAATGGTTGGGTATCCGCTCGAACCACCAGTTGGCATCATGACAACAGACATGGCCGGGTTCGTGGGCAAACTGGGGATGCTCTGCGAGCGATATCTGGAGGTAGCACCTCTCCCCGACCCGGCTGAACTCACGGAACACCTGTTCTATCTTGCCTTCCGGGATGTGCTCCAGCACACCCTCGCAATAGACGACGTCGAACTGCTTGTCATGGTAGGGCAACTCCCAGGCTGGACAGAGTTGGAAGTTCCCGGGGATAATCCCTTCCGCCTTCTTCTGCGCCCACCTGGAGACATCGCACCCGGTCGCCGGGATGCCCTTATCGAGGAGCCTGCGGACGATGAACCCGTAGGCGCACCCGACATCGAGCACACTCAGGGGGCGTGTTATCTCGACCAGTTTGTTGACGCGAACCTCGTGGACCGGGAAGTCGAAGTATTCCGGGTCATGGTAGGCGTCTTTCGTGAAGTAGTCGCGTTCGTACAGTCCCTCTACCATCTCAGGCCTCCGGCCACTTCTTGATAGAGGGGGACATAATCTCTGACCACGGTCTCGATAGCATAGGTCCTCGCATTGAAGGCCCGCGTTTCTTCGGGTACAGGAAGGACATTACGCAAGGCGAACTTGTAGTCTTCGTCTGTACGGCAGAGAATACCGTCAACGCCGTCTTCGATTATCTCTGGCAAAGCTCCGATATCGGCGGTTATTATCGGGGCACCGCAAAGCATGGCCTCCTGAACCTTGTGGGAGGTCACTTCCGGCCTCTGGAGATAATAGATAAGGCCCTTGCAGGTCTGCATGAGTTCTATCTTCTTGGCCTCGGTCACTTCGCCGTGATAGTGAATCATACCACCGTCCACGCAGGTCATAAGGTCCTTGACGTACGCCGGGTCAACTGGTTTCCCCGCGATATCAAGGGGGACTCCCATCTCCTTACAGAGACGGGCCGCTTCGAGGTTCCCCTTCTGCGGGGCCATGATGCCGAGGGTCAGGAAGCGGTCGGTACGCGGCAGAGTCCCCGGTTTATACTTCTCGACATCCAGAGCGATAGATTGCTGGTACCTGGCCTTCTGATGATAGTACCTCTCGAACATACGGCAGGCCCACCTGCTAAGGCCGATGATGTTGTACGGGGCCTTCGGGTACTGTTGCTCGTTCGGGGCGTGCCAGAAGATATTCAGTGTCGGCAGGTTGGCATTGAAACGCGCGGCGAGATGCTGGTGCGAGAAGTCATGGATGACGTCGAAGTCACGGAGTCTGCTTTGCCACGCGATATACTGATTGTGTTCTGCCTCAAGAAAGATATCTTCCTGTCCTACTTCGGTCGGCAGGAGGCGCACCGCCTCGGGGTAGGCACTATCAGCACGCCCCATGACGGTGACGTCGTGCTGCCTGGAGAGTTCGCGGGAGAAGTTGTAGACGAGAGACTCGATACCTGCGTATCCGTCCTGCGGGACGGTGAATCCGAGTGGCGATACCAGTAGAATCTTCATCTACTGATATTATAACAATAGGCGGAAGTGATTAAGCCGCCAGTCTATTCTTCCTTTTCCAGTTCTTCGATCGGGTCTGCTTCTATCTTGATTTCTTCCAGTGTGCATGACTTGCCTTCCTCGTGGAGGCAGATGTGTTTGTAATACTTCACCGGCACAGCCTTGCCCGTCTTGGCATCAATGGGGGCCAGTAACTGCACAGCGACAAGGGCAGAGGCTTCGGTCAGTGTGGGCAGGTCCTTCCGCACAATGCCTACCTCGGCCTGGAGCATGATACTGGACTCGCCGGTGGAACGGGCCTCAATGAAGGTTTTCATCTAGCCCCTCCTCGTTGCAAGCATAGCGTTCTGGATTTCAGGTTGAGAGAAGACCCGATTGTAGACCTCCAACTCTTGGAGATACCCGTTCAGTCCACGATCACCGGCGAGGCGGTTACCGACTATGACGTTGGTGGTGCCTGATGCGGGGGTGCCAGATGCTTGATCTGCCGCACTGGATAACTGCCCGTTGATGTAGAGATTAGCGACCCCTGCGGCTGTACGCGTGACTGTTACGTGGTACCAAGTGGATAGCGCAATAGCCCCGGCAGCCCCACCTACGGTATTAACATAACCATCGTTGGTACATCTGATATTATGGTTTGTTGGCTCAATGTCAAAGGCGAATTTCCCGTTGTCAATGATTCGAGCAGTTACAGTGTGCGTTGATAATTTAACCCATGCCATTACGGTGCAGGCAGAAGTGCCGATGAAGTCAGACTCGGTAGTTAGCAGGTCGTCAATGCCATCAAGGTAATAGGCAGGCACTCCACCTATGGACGAGTATATGCAACCCTCGGGATGACAGATTCGCCCGTACGCATCCCTTGACTGAATCTGCGGGACGGTCAGCACCATATCATCAAAGTAGGTAATGCCAGTCGTATCAGGTGTGCCACTCTTGTTGGAAAGCACCGCAGAAGTTAACTGCGTCAAAGACGGTGATAGCTTTCCACTTACCGAAAGCGACTGCCAGGTATCGTTGTCTACGAAGTCAGCCGAGGCAGCATAACTTACCCCATCGTACAGTTGAAGTTTGCTACGCTGTGGGTTGCCACTGTTCGGCCTACCCCATCCGTCCAGTCTAGCCGTTATGCCCGCATACTTCGCATAAGTGGCAATGGCTTGTGCAGAGTTGGAGTAGGTTCCATTGACATC